GGTTGTAAAATTTTTTCACACAAAACTTTTAGTTTTTCTATTTGTTCTGCGTTAGGATTGTTATTAATACCCTTACGGATTGCTGTGTCCGATTTGGTTAATTCTTCTAAAGTAAAATTACGTGTAAGTTCCATATTAAAAATAATTTACGTTAATATTTAATCTTCTTTTTTTATCAGTACATGTGGTACTTTTATGTGGTAATGAACTGTCAAAAAATAATCCCCTATTCTCAATTGTTTCTATTTTAGTTCCATCATTTAAGATTGTAAAGCCATTGCATGTATTTAAATATAATATAAAACCTTTATGTGGAAAGGAAAAGTCTACATGTTTTGGATGATAAATTAATTTTTCTGATTTAGGATATAAATTTACTTTTACTCTTCTAAGTCCCATTGGACTTATATGTTTTATTAATTTTTCATAAAAAAAATCAAAAAAAGAACTTTGTGCAGTCATATTAAAAATCATATGACTAAAATATGCATTTTTTTCATTTTCATTATTAATGTTTGCAACTGAATTAGTGTAAAACCATGGAAAATTAATTCCAGTTATTAAATCTTTTAATTCTGTAAAGTCTTCTTTTGGTAAATAATTATCAACGATTTGGTGGGACATTAATCCAATATTAAAGAAGTTATTTTTTTCTCTCCCATGTATACTTCCACATTTGCCTTTGATTGTATACATTTAAATACAACTCTATCTGTAGTGCTTCTGTCCTTCATAGCATAACGCTTGGCCTTAAGACATTTTGATAAGGACTCGTGGTAACGATGCTCCACAATTTTGTGGTCTTGTAAAAGTAAAAGTGCAAATACCATCTCAACCATTAGTGTTCTCCATTACCATTTCTAATTAATTTTTCTACATCAACCTGCAGCTTAGATACTTGTTCTTTTAAAAAATCTATATTAATTTTATTATTTCTCATACCTTTTAGTTCTTCATCCATAGACTCAATCAAACCACTCATATGTTCTACCAACATAAAAAGCTCTGCCTCCCCACTTGATTGACCAAGTTCTCCACGTGGATATTTAATTCTAAATTCTGAGTTTTGTTCTAAGTCTTTTGTCATCAACTCTATCTTTGTGCTGTGCTGATTGAGCTTTTCGTGAATACCGAAATAAGCCCAGGTGCCAACTGCGATCATCGCGATCAGAGACGCTACGGTCTTCATCGGCATTTGTACTGCTGCTTCTTCTGATATTTTTAATGGTTTAGTCATCTTTTGGTTTTGGTAATGGCAGTATATAATCTTTTGGTGGCATTTTCAATTTGCTTTTGTTTGATTTTATAAACTTATCTCCCATTAAATTAACCTCTGGGTTATCTTTTTTATAGTCATCTTTCAGGTCATCCCACAAACTTTGTGAGTCAGCTGGTCTTGTGTTATCTCGTGCAGGAGTAACACCTCTACACTTAGATACCAATAAATCAAAGTTTGAATTATATGCAAGACTTGGATTACTATTAACCCTGCCACACATTTTCATTAATTCTAGTTGTTGTTTAATTGCTACATTTTCTTTTGAAGTTTTACAATCTGTGCCTAAATATTTTCTATACGTAAATCTTATACCTTGTTGTTCATTAGAACTACTATCACTATAATTATAATTAGTGTCTCTTCTTTCTGTGCTTATTTCCATTTCTCCACATCTAACACCATACTCATTTAGATATTCATTTCTAGGATATGCGGGTTCTACAAAAAAAGCTAGGATGGTGAGGGCCAAAATAAGTAATCCGGTAAAGTAATAATTCATCTTGAGAACCTCCATGCATTACCTGTTTAAATCCTTAATATCATAGTCATGTTCTCTAACTTGATCTGCTAATTGTCTGTATAAATTTTCTGCCATTTGCCAAGTAGACTCGGCAGAAGTTAATCTTGTGTTTTGATCTACAATTTTATCTTCGGCAACTTTTAAATCTCTTTTAATATCTATAATTTCTTGCTGATTAGTGTTGATGGTATCTGTAAGATTTACAATATAACGAACGCCAGTAAATGTACCAACTAGCACTGAAGCTACAACAGGTACTAATACAAAATTTTTTTTAAGTAAACTAGCCAAGTCCATTTTTATTTGCTACCTTTCCTACGTTAACACCTTTTTTAATTACATAATCTTGCGTGCCATTTGCACCAATATTTACCACACGTCTTAAATTTTTTTGTAAAAGTTTACTTTGATTTTTTTCTTTTTCTTTTTTCAAATAACTTTCTAATAGCTTTGTATCCCTCATCTGTAATAACTCCTATTTTAATAATAAGATAATCTAAACCTCCAAAAAATTTATATAAAAATTTATCAATCATCTTTTTTACCGTTGTTTTCAAAAGACATATCATCTGCATAATCTTTGTATTTATTATATGTTCTTTTGTCGTTTTTTACTTTTTCCATTTGGTAAAACATCTTATCAGAATCTTCTGTAACCATGCTAGAGTCCTCTGCATCCCAATACGTAGTTTGTACTGTATAATCTGGCCAATCGTTATCAGTAGTATAACTAGAACAGTGCCACAAAATACGATTATTAGGTTGAGCTGCAAAATTACCATTATCAAGCTCCAAAATGTGCGCACACTTATGTTCTTGAGGTATTTCAGAGTGTTCAGTATCCAAGATATTAACGTCTGGGTGAGCCCAGTCGATTGTGAATAAATATTTGCCATGATAAAATTTTTTATCTAGTCCTAAATATTTACCCTTTAGACCATCCAACCAATCAAAGCAAGTAACACTAGGCCAATAACTAAAACAATTCCACAATTCCAACTCATGTACTTGCATATCGGGCACTTCGGCTCTATTACACTGTTTTTGAAAAAATGCTGAGATAGGCAATCTCCAATAACAAGCACCGTTTGGTAACATAATGTTAAATAAGATAGAACGACCTGAAATGGAAGTAATGCTAAAGATAACACAGTCACTATACTTTCCTTTATTTTTTTTAAGATCATAGAGATATTCCTTTCTTAATTTACAGTATATTGGAGGAATGTTTGCGTTTAGATATGCCATGTTTATATTTTTCTCGCCAATAGTTTTTTCTTTCTAAAAGTCTTATTCTATACTCGAGTATATCATATCCAAATAATTTTTTAATAAACTGCGTTAACATTTCCATCTTCTTCGAGCCTGTCTTAATCTTGAATTAGGATCTGCAGCAGCTTTTGGAAACTTTTTCATTTGTCCTGCACTTCTAGCACAGAATGATTTACGTCTTTTCGCAGCTTTTGAACCTGCTTTTACTTTGCCAGTAACTGCTGTTTTTAATTTTGAACCAGGGTTTGCTCTTCTGTAAGCAGCAACTCCTGCAGCAGTCATACCCGCACCTTTTTTTGTAGCTCTAAAATTTTTTTTGTTTCTTGCAGGCATGTTGTCTCCGCCTCTTTTTAATTTTAACATACCACCTAAAGCTTTTCTTTTTTTCTTAAATAATGATCTTGTTATTTCATTAAATGAAGGCATATTTGTAAGTCTTTCCATATCTGCTCTCCAAGACTCCATATTTCCTGCAGAGCCAAGACGTTTTCCTTGATATGGTGTTTGCCCTTTAGGCCCTAATACACGTGTTTTAAATGAACTACCTCTACCTGTTTGAGCTTTTACAGGTACAATTGCAGCCGTATCTCCACTACCACTACTTGAACGATGTTTATACTTTGTTAAACTTTTTGTTCCTAAACCTAATTTTTCAATAGCTTTTTTGGATTTAGCAGAGTTTTTTCTTTTTTTAATTGTTTTTAATAAATCAGACATTTTTTTTCCAGCATATTTACCACCAGAAATTATATGTTTGATTCTACTCATCTTACGTAAATGTTATTGTTACACCAGCTGTTCCTGCAATTGTTGCATGAATTCCTTCTAAAAATAAAATTCCAGAACCAGGTAAATACATATCTAAACCTTCTTCTCCGAATAAATATGTTGCAATAATATCTCCCGTAGCACCACCAGTCCTAAAAATTATTGACCCGTTGGTGTTATTTCCTTTTCCTTGTATTGAAGTCAATCTAGCTCTTCTTGTTAAAGGCACCATTTGTGTTGTGCTTATAGCATGGGCTACCGATTGATCTGATGTAAAACTTCCTCCACCACTCATAATTATCCGTTCTGACCTACTAGACCTTTGCCTGAGTATTTGTCTGTTAATAAAGTTACTGCAGCAACATTAGTTACTGCTGAAGCAAATACACCTTCTGGAAATAAAATTCCATCTTCAGGAAAGTTTAAAGAAACTACATCTCCTGTAGGTACATCAACTGTTAGTAAATTTGTGCCTCCTGCTTTTTTTTCAGTGTTAAGAATAACTGAGCCAGCTCCACCACCACTAGAAGAAATAAATATTCCCTTAAGTCTCACTGGTTGTGCAATGATTGCAGTTGCACTAGCTGCTGTAAATCTTGTTGCTTGTATGTCGCCCTTAAAGCTCATAAAAATACTCCGTTATTTGTGGCTCCCGAAGGAGCCACTTATTTATTATATTTTACCAATTAACTCAGAACCGTTTCTGTTTTGAGTACAAGTAATATAATCTAACTTAGTTACTCTCTGACCAGCAGCGGAAGCTGATACTGAAGCTGCAAACATTTGCATATCGTCAGTATTAATGTTTGATGTAACAGTAGCTGCTAATGCTCTGTTAACAAAAAACTCAACTACTCCAGCTCTATCAACTCTAAAACCAACTGTATCATATGAACTATCAGTAATAGTATATGCAGTGTGTGTTACTTGATTTGTTCCTGCAGCATTTCTAGTTACAAATCTGTAAAACTGTTCACCGTTGTTAGACTCAATAGAGATTCTGTTTGCAGATCTCCATCCAGCAGATCCTGTGAAAGTTTCACATAATCCAGTACCGTAGTCAGTAGCGTTAGCATCATTATTTTGTATTCTTGCTTCGTACCAAATAATTGTTCCAGGATTAGTGATTGCTCCAGTGCCATCTCTAGTTTCTGCTACAGCTTGAAAAGTATTAGCAGTTTTAACCAATGCTAATCCATTATTGTCTGTAGTATTAGCCGAAGTCAAAGTTACTGCTCCACCTACTTCATTAGAGATTCCAGCTGCTGCCCCACCGTCTGCAATAGCTGTTGACCATTCAGATGAAGGAAGTGTGTTATAAATAAAATCATCTTTATAACATACATAGTTAGGGTTGTTATCTACTGGTAAATCTTTAAACCATTTTTTATTATTATTCAAACCAGCAAACATTACTGCGTTTGTAAAGTGTGTTCCTGCCATAATTTTCTCCTTTGTATAGCGTTGATTATGTAGTCTCTATACCGTCTGCCTAGACAGTCTACATAATAATTTATTTCTAGGTCTTTTCATTATAACCAAAACTAATATAAAAGACAATCTCCTGCTATAATAACTCTATTTTTAGGGTGTTTACCAAGTTCTGGAGAATGGTCATATTTTGAGTCCCAAATATATAAAATATTCTTTTTTGGTTTTAATCTTATTAATTTTTCATCAACCTTAAAAATAGTTCCAATATCTGTATCAGAAAGATACATGATAAATGATAATTCTTGTTTTGTTATACCTCTATAATGGTTATGCCATTTGTAGGCATCTAAAGATGTATCTTTTTTTTGTAAATATACCCACATTTTCATTTGAAGATCGAATACTTTATTTAAATTTTTAAAAATAATAGAAGCAATTTCTCCTGCTACAGGACTAAAATCTTTATGTTTCCATAATTTATTATCACTTTGAAATTGAGGATGAGTGCAATTTTTTTTATCACAACAAGGATATTTTTCTAAATATTTTATGCCTTTGTTTTGAAAATCTTTTTTGTCAAGAAGTGTATTTAAATTGTATTCTTTAAAAATAAACATTTAATTTTTTCTAATAAAAAAAGGGCGATGTAAACACCGCCCTTTTAAAGTAACCCTGTTGGGCTAAATATTTTGACTATTAGCTAGTCGGTAAATTTCCATTACCAAATATACATCTTGGATCTGAGAATCCAAAAGAATATCTTTCTCTAGCTTTAAATCTCATATTACCTGTATCGAAGTCGCCTTCCATTGCAGTTTTGATAGGTGATCTAACAAAATATTTTAATCCGTTAGGTATATCAGTTAACAAGTAGAAAGAGTCTGTGTCAGTTAAAAAGTTATTAACTCTGTAACCTTCAGGGACCATTCCCATATTGTTAATCGCATTGATATCATTATCTGCTGTTGCCGGTCTCATAGGAGATTTCATGATTCTTTCCGCTGTGAACTGAAGTTCTTTTGGAATAATCATTTTTCTTCCTGTAGAAGCTATTTTTAAGCCTCTTTCATCGACAAATCCAGAAATGTCAATCAATGACTGCTCTAGAGAAGTTTCGTTAAGATCTGCAGCAGTCGCTAGAACGTTTGAGAAAGTTCCACCTGTTGCTAATGGGTGTGAAGCATTAATTAATGATACTCCATCTCCACCAGTTGCAGTTGTAACTTGCGCATTGTTCAAAACATTTGCAGCTTTAACTTGCTTCGTGTTTGCCATAGATCTTGCAAGAGCTCTTGTGTATCTGCCCGCAAGTCTATCGTATAGGTTGTCTTCAAT